GCATGGCCTTTCTGTCCAGCTTGAGTATTACGGTTGTTACCTGTCATTGTTTTCTATTTTAAATCTAGACGATCATGACAGCGGTCTGGCAATACTACCCGGAGACCAAATCGGGATTACGCTTAGTAGAACACAGCTCCTTTGCCATCGACTTGGTAATCGTCAACAGCAATGGGGTCTATGTATGTAACACCGTTAGCCCACTGAGAAACTTGGTTCTCAAAAGCGACCTGAAGGCTAGGCGACCATCCAGTTTGTAAACTGACAGCTGCCCGGCAACAAGGGAGAATTGGTAGACTCCTGGTCTTCTTACCTGCGATAATCTTGGCGATTTCGTAACGTCGAAACTGTTTATTAACTTTTCTTTGCTTACCTGATGAGAGTAAGGGCTGGAGATGGTTAATAAGAGCTTGACACAAAACTGACACCATAGGGGTATGGGGATCAGTCGAAAGGTAAGAATAAGCTTTAGCCAAAGCCAGGCAACGTAGGTCACCCTGTTTGACAGTAATGTGGAACTTTGAAAAAGATCTTGGTAAGTCACAAAACTCTCTGTGACAACCTGAACAAATAGATCTCCCGCAGAAGTTTGCAACTTCTGGGATCGGGGGAACTACGACTTTGAGTTTAAATCCTAGGAACTGAGCAAAGTTTAAGTTTGCAACAACATCATCGACAGCATCAACATCACAGTTGATGAAGCCATCGTCACCTTCGTGAAAGGATGACCATGTCTTGGGGTCTTGCTTTTGGAGGCATGACCAGATGATGAAACGATTTAAGAAACCATTAGCAATGGACGTGTGTGCGTCACCAGAAGCTCTGGTGCCGTCCACTGAATATGATACTCCTAAGTCAGTGAAACCAATCATGGTTTCCAACATCGGAAGAATCAAGTCAAGTTCAGGGTGAAGACCTTCAGGGAAGGCCGCCCTAAACAACGCACGCTCGACATGCACGATCATGTCGCGGGATACGGTCATGTCAAACCGACTGAAGTCAGTTTCAACAATCGCGCCCCTCCAAGACTCTGCCATTAGTGGTCCTCTCTCTTGTGGAGTGAGTCCCTTGACAAGGTATGGGCATTGCTTAGCTAGTTTCTCAATCGCCGCCACGTAAGGGCCTAAGATTGAAAGGAATTTATCGCTTCTCGGACTGATGTTTCTTGGGTCCGTTGCGGTTGTTGAGGTTTCTACTTTTATAAAACTTTTTAG